TTTCAAAAAATCTCTCAGATGGGGGGGAGGGGGAGTCGCAAAAACGTCCCCCCCGCCCTCATCGCCGCCCCCTCCATATTTTCCCCGGAGGGATATTTGGAAACCCAATTCGGGATTAGGTTCCAGAGGTCCTAGACAGGTTTTGTGTGCTCCTTCCTGTCGCTGGTCTCGCTCATTTAGGGATCTCTGGAATCTAACCCCGAATTGGGCCCAAACCCCTCTAGTAAAGGAGCAAACTATGGGTAAACGGGCCGCGGCACCAGTCAAACCTGCACGAACTATAGAGCAACGAGAGGCCCAGATGATCAATCTGGCTCTTGAGCTCGCTGAGAAGCAGCTTCGTGAAGGTACGGCGCCAGCAACAACCGTGAATCACTACCTTAAGCTAGCCTCCACAAGAGAGATGCTTGAGGTTGAGAAGCTTCGCAACGAGACCGCACTACTCGAGGCGAAGAAGACGGCACTCGTCTCTGCAGAGGAAGCAGAGAAGAAGTACAAAGAAGCTATCGAAGCCTTCCGTACATATTCTGGAGCGGGAAGTGTTACGGACATACAGTGAGCTGATTCGATTCTCCATGTTTGAGGAGCGATTTGACTACCTGGCTCTGACCGGACAGGTCGGAACAAGTACATTCGGCTTCGATCGCTATCTGAACCAGAGGTTCTATTCTTCTACCGAATGGAAGAAGGTTAGGAATTTCGTTCTGGCTCGAGATGAAGCTCGGGATCTGGGGGTCGAGGGATTTGACATTGGATACATGCCGCTGATACACCACATGAATCCGATTCAACCTCGAGATCTCGAAGATTTCAATCCCGACATTCTCGATCCAGAATTCCTCATCACGACTTGCAAGAATACCCACAACGCGATACACTTCGGAGACCGATCTCGGTTGACGACCCAAGTAGTGGAGCGTCGTCCGAATGATCAATCTCCCTGGAGGATCTAATGGGAACCGTTCTTGAGGATACAAAGAAGGCTCTCGGTATCATGCCGGACTACGACGCCTTCGACGACCAGATCCTGATGCACATCAACACCTGTCGCATGGATCTGAACCAGCTCGGGGCAAAATGCGGAACCCCGATCGAGAAGAATACTGAATGGGATGCTTTCTTCGGAATCAACGATGAGGCAACCATCAAGTCTTACATCGCCATGAAGGTTAGGCTGATCTTCGATCCGCCCACCAACTCCTTCGTGGTCACTTCCTATCAGAAGCTGATCGAGGAGGCAGCATGGCGACTGATCTATCAGACCGAGAGCGAGTAATCGAGGATCTCGTACACCACGGCGTTAAAGGTATGCGCTGGGGTGTAATCACTAAGAAGGTTTCTACCGGAAGCAAGGCTACTGCTCGGGCTATCAAGAAGGCCGGGGCTAAGGCTGCAGCTGCTAAGCGCTCTCACGATGCCAAAATCGAATCTAAGAAGATCAAGAAAGCGGACATCAAGTCTCGAAAGCAGTTCGCAAACAAGAGCTACAAAAAGATCAGCGACTCCGAGCTCAAAAGTAGAATTCAGCGGTTGGAGCAAGAGAAACGCTATCGAGAGCTCAAGGCCGATCGCCACTTGGTTCGAGGTCGTGAGGTCACTCGACAGATCCTCGAGTCCTCTCTGACTAAGGCGGGCACCTACGCCGCTAATAAGGTCATGCGTTCCGCATTCGACAGCGCTTTCGAGGGGTCCAGTCATAAGGACGTCAAGGAGAAAGTGAAGAAGGCGGCAAAAAAAGCTAAGGAAGCTGCTGACGCAGTTGAGGTAGTGGCTGCAGAGGTTCATAAGCAGGCTAACGACTTTAAGAAGACTGAGAAGTCAACTGCTACTGCGGTTGGCGGTAGGGCTGCTCCTAAGCAGATTGGGAAGAAACCGTCTTACTCTCAGACTAAGCCTTCCGGTAAGCCGAAGCGTCGTCCTCGTAATCCGGGAAGCCCGCTGAAGTAATGCTTTCGAACACCGCAGTACCAAAATACTACGGTCAGTTCCGAGAGGCAGTACTCCGTGGAGAAATTCCCGTTTGCGAGGAGATCTCCTGCGAGATGAACCGGATCGACGCTCTGATTGCCGATCCAACCTACTACTACGATGACCTCGCAGTCGAAGGATTCATCTCCTACTGCGAGAATGAGCTGACCCTATCTGATGGAGCCGATTTACACCTTCTCGACAGCTTTAAGCTTTGGGCTGAGCAGCTGTTTGGATGGTACTATTTCATAGACCGAGACGTCTATGAGCCATATGAAGACGGTATTGGCGGACATTATGTCACCAAAACTGTTAAGCGCCGACTCACGGTTAAGCAATACTTGATCGTTGCTCGAGGCGCCGCTAAGTCGATGTATATGTCTCTCATCCAGAATTACTTCATGGTGATTGACACTACAACGACTCATCAAATCGCAACCGCTCCTACCATGAAGCAGGCTGAAGAGGTTATGGGGCCCTTCCGAACCGCCATCACGCGCGCTCGAGGTCCATTGTACAAATTCCTTACCGAAGGCTCGCTTCAGAACACCACGGGTAACCGAGCGTTCAGGCAGAAGCTGGTTGCGACTAAAAAGGGAGTCGAGAACTTCCTTACGGGTTCCCTGCTCGAAGTTCGACCCATGTCCATCGACAAGCTCCAGGGCCTGCGCCCAAAGGTTTGCACAGTAGATGAGTGGCTCTCGGGAGATGTCCGGGAAGATGTGGTCGGTGCTCTCGAGCAGGGAGCCTCTAAACTCGATGACTATGTGATTCTGGCTGTCTCTTCCGAAGGAACAATCCGAAACGCGGTTGGCGACACCATGAAAATGGAGTTGCTCAAAATCCTTAAGGGCGAGTACTCCGCTCCGCACATCTCGATCTGGTACTACCGACTCGACAAAATCGAAGAGGTGGGAGACCCGGCTATGTGGGTCAAGGCTCAACCAAACATTGGGCTTACTATCTCCTACGAGAGATACCAGCAGGATGTTGATCGAATGGAGCAGGCGCCTGCTGCTAGGAATGACATTCTAGCTAAGCGCTTCGGGATTCCGATGGAGGGGTACACCTACTTCTTCACTTACGAGGAAACCGTTCCGCATAGGAAGAACACTTTTTGGAACATGCAATGTGCAATGGGCGCTGACCTTTCGCAAGGTGACGACTTCTGTGCATTCACATTCCTATTCCCTCTGAGAAATCAGGCCTTTGGTGTAAAAACATTGGCGTACATCTCGGAGCTCACCCTCATGAAACTTCCTGGCGCTTTGCGTCAGAAGTATGACGACTTCATCAAGGAAGGTACACTCAGAGTAATGAGCGGTACTGTTCTGGACATGATGGAAGTCTATGAGGATCTGGATCAACACATTGCAGACCAACGATACGACGTATCAGCATTTGGGTTCGACCCTTACAATGCTAAAGAGTTCGTAACTCGCTGGGAGCAGGAGAATGGTCCATATGGAGTAGAGAAAGTAATACAGGGAGCCAGGACCGAATCCGTCCCATTGGGCGAGTTGAAGAAGCTTGCCGCGGAACGCCTCTTGATCTTCGACCAGGAGCTCATGTCATTCACTATGGGTAACTGTGTCACTCTTGAGGATACCAATGGAAACCGCAAGCTACTGAAGAAGCGCTCGGAAGAGAAGATCGACTCGGTAGCCGCTCTAATGGATGCCTTCGTGGCGTACAAACTAAACAAGGAGGCATTCGAATGATAGAGGAGGTGAAATGGGATTCGGTGATCGACTAAGTCACGCTTGGAATGCATTTAAGGGTTCGGCCGACAAAATGGACTACACCCCGCAGTATGGGATGCAGACCTTCGGCAATCCGAGTACGTACTACCGTCCTGTAGCCGGCGATCAGACAATTGTAACAAGCATCTATAACCAGATCGCTATCGATGTGGCTAACGTTCCGATTCGACATGTAAAGGTCGATGATAATGGGAACCTCAAGAGCTATTACCAGAGTGATCTGGACGATTGTCTTTCGCTTAGCGCCAACATCGACCAGACGGGCCAGGGATTCTTCCAGGATCTTGTACTCACACTGTTCGAGGAAGGCGCTGTGGCTATCGTTCCGGTTGACACAAACGTCAGCCCGAACATGACTGCCGGGTGGGACGTCCGATCCATGCGAGTTGGCCAGATCCTTCAGTGGTTCCCTCGCCATGTCCGGGTTGAGGTGTACAACGACAATTCCGGACAGCGAGAGCAGCTGACTCTCCCGAAGGATTTTGTAGCTGTAGTGAATAACCCTCTCTACAGTGTCATGAATGCACCGAACTCCACCCTTCAGCGTCTGACTCAGAAGCTCCATCTGTTAGATGCTATCGATCGTCAGTCTGGATCCGGAAAGTTGGACATCATCATCCAGCTTCCCTACGTGGTCAAGACTGAGCTGAAGAAGCAGCAGGCCGAGGCTCGTCGTAAAGCTATCGAGGAGCAGCTTGCTGGTTCCCAGTACGGTATCGCTTATACCGATGGCGCCGAGCGCATCACTCAGCTAAACCGTCCATCGGAAAACAACCTCATGGCTCAGATCCAGTGGCTCACCACACAGCTGTATAACCAGCTTGGAATGACCGAGGATGTGTTCAACGGTAAGGCTGATGCTCGACAGATGCTGAACTACCAGAACCGGACAGTCCGTCCAGTTCTGAAGGCGATCACAGATGCCATCACCAGGACGTTCCTCACCAAGACTGCTCGAACTCAGAAGCAGCGCATCATGGCTATCGAGGATCCGTTCCTGAATGTTCCGCTGGAAGAGATGTCTTCGTTGGTTGACTCGGTCAAGCGTAACGAGATCGGTACAGCTAATGAGTTGCGTCCCAAGTTCGGATGGCCGCAGGCCGAGGACGAGGCCGCAAACCAGTTGGTTAACTCCAACATCAATCCGGCGGGAGAACAGGAGGCGCCTGGAGAGGAACCCGCCGCTGACGTACCTGCGTCGGAGGTGCCAATTTCCGAACTGATGGAGAGTAGTCAAAATGGCAGTTAAGTGCGACTTTTCTGGCTACGCCACAAAGAATGATGTCCGCTGCTCGGATAACAAGGTGATCCGGCACGGAGCATTCGCGGCGTACGATGGAAAGAGCGTCCCTCTGGTGTGGCAGCACCAGCACAAGGACGTCACCAATGTTCTTGGTCACGCCGATCTGGAGGTCCGTGAGGATGGCGTCTATGCATACGCTCATCTGAATCACTCGGACGCCGGACGAACCGCTCGAGAGATGGTTCGTAATGGCGACATCAAGGCGATGAGTATCTATGCCACCCATGTCAAGGCTCGGGGCAACGACGTTGTCCACGGCGAGCTCGTTGAGGTGAGCCTGGTACTCCGAGGCGCCAACCCTGGCGCATACATCGACCAAGTCTCCATCCAGCATGGCGACGACGGTGATGAGATTGAGGCCGTTGTTTACACGGACGCTCAGATTGACTTCGTTTCTCACTCTGATGAGGAGGACGAGGACTTCGAGGCGGAGGAGACGGATGACGTCGAGCACGCTGAGGAGGAGCCGGAGGCCGATGAGGCTGAAAGCGACGAGGATGACCCCACTCTCGGGGAGATCTTCGAAGGTATGACCGATCAGCAGAAGACCGCGGTGTATGCCATCGTTGGTCAGATCGTTGATGCCGATGACGAAGAGGCGGAGGAACCTGTCGAGGACACCGCCCATTCCGACACTACTACTGAGGATACTATGGCTCACCAGAATGTGTTCGAGGGCTCCAAGACCGAGGAGCTCCCTGTGCTCACGCACGCCGACGTCGAGCAGATCTTCGCCGACGCCAAGTCCTGCGGCTCCCTGAAGGAGGCTGTCCTCGCTCACGCCGACAACTATGGCATTAAGCAGATCGACACCCTCTTCCCCGACGCTAAGAACCTGTGGACCACTCCCGAGTTCATCAAGCGGAAGACCGATTGGGTCTCCTCCGTTGTCGGTGCCGCCAAGCACTCCCCCTTCTCCCGGATCAAGACCCAGTTTGCGGACATCACCGCTGACGAGGCTCGTGCCAAGGGTTACATCAAGGGTAACAAGAAGAAGGATGAGGTCTTCAGCCTTCTGAAGCGCACCACCTCTCCGACCACGATCTATAAGAAGCAGAAGCTGGACCGGGATGATATCCTGGACATCACTGACTTCGACGTCGTGACCTGGATTCGTGGTGAGATGCGCATCATGATCGAGGAGGAGCTCGGTCGAGCTGTTCTTCTCGGTGACGGCCGCGAGGCTTCCTCTGACGACAAGATCAAGGAGGACTGCATCCGCCCGATCTACAAGGAGGACACCCTCTACGCTCCTCGCGTCATCCTGGCCAAGGAGACCACGACCGAGGATGCACTGGACGCCATCGTCCGTGCTATGGATGACTACGAGGGTTCCGGCAACCCCACCTGGTTCGCCGCTCCTCAGGTCATCACCGAGATCCTCCTGCTCAAGGACAAGATGGGCCACCGTCTGTTCACCTCCCTGAGTGACCTTGCCGACTACGTCGGCGTCTCCAAGATCGTCAAGGTTCCGCTGATGAAGAACCTGGTCCGTACCTCCAACAAGAATGGCAAGGTTGACGCTCTGGGTATCATCGTCAACATGTCTGACTACACCATCGGTGCGGACAAGGGTGGTCAGCTGTTCGCGGCTGAGGACTTCGACATCAGCTTCAACCAGTACCACTACCTGCTGGAGACTCGTCTCTCTGGCGCTCTGACGAAGGTTAAGTCGGCCATCGTTCTCGAGCGTAAGCAGGAGGCTGGCTCTCCCGTCGCTGAGGACTGAGCTTGGCCAAATTCTTCGGAGAGATAGGTTTCGCTACACAGGTTGAGACCTCCCCGGGGATTTGGGAAGACAAGATCATCGAGAAGCAGTACTATGGCGACGTTACTCGAGAAAGTCGTCGCTTTAGTGCATCCGAGCAGGTTCTGGATAATATCAACCTTAGCAACCAGGTAAGTATTATCGCAGATGGTTATGTAACGGATAACATCCAGAACCTTCGGTATGTTCGCTGGCTGGGGGGACTTTGGAAAATCTCCTACGTGGAGCTGAAGTTCCCCCGGCTGGTACTCGAGATGACAGGAGTGTATAATGGACCGACGCCTTGAGTTTCAGACTAGGCTCGAGCAAATCCTGGGATCCAGGAATGTCTATTATCAGCCACTCCCGTCCTTGAAACTCCAGTATCCGTGCATCGTGTACGAGCGAACTCCGGGTGAACCGATGTATGCTGATAATCTCAAGTACATCAAGGCGGAACGCTTCCAGGTGACGCTTATCGCTCGGAATCCCGAAGACCCCACTCGGGTCAAAATCGAGGACCTTCTGTTTAGTCGACATGACGTACGGACGGTCCATGACAACCTGTATCACGACGTCTTTGACGTTTACTACTAGGAGAAGACATGGCTGCACTTGTCTGGGACAAGACGGGCGAGCGCCGTATTGAGACTGGTGTCGATCACTGCGCACTTTATGTGTACGATCTTTCCGCCAAGAAGTACGGTAAGGGTGTTGCTTGGAACGGTATTACTGCCGTCTCCGAGAAGCCCGAGGGCGCTGAGGCTACCGACCTTTACGCCGACAACATCAAGTACCTGACCCTACTCTCGGCTGAGAAGCTGAAGCTCACGATCGAGGCCTACACCTATCCCGACGAGTTCGAGGCCTGTGACGGCTCCGCCTCTCTGGGTAAGGGTATCAAGATCGGTCAGCAGGACCGACTCACCTTCGCTCTGGTGTACCGTACCAAGATCGGTGACGACCTTGCGGGTCAGGACAAGGGCTACAAGCTCCACTTCGTGTACGGCTGCAAGGCTTCCCCCTCTGAGAAGGGTTACAAGACCGTTAACGACTCTCCTGAGGCGATCTCGTTCTCGTGGGATGTCTCGACCACGGCTATTAACGTGACCGGTTTCAAGCCCACGGCTCTTGTTACCATCTCATCTCTCGACGTTGACGCTAACAAGCTCAAGAAGCTTGAGGAGAAGCTGTTCGGTACCGACACGGCTCCTCAGGGTGGTGGCGGTCAGGCTCTCGAGCCGACGCTGCTTCTGCCTGACGAGATCAAGGCCCACTTCGCAGGCTGATGACTACACCGGGGGCTCAGAGACCTAGACTCCTGGGCCCTCGGTGCCTGCAATGCTTATAGTTTCTATCCCGGACGTCGAAGCGTTCGACGAGGAGACTGGGACTTTTGTCTCCTGGCCTGGAGGGAAACTTCATCTGGAGCACAACCTTCTATCCCTGTCAAAATGGGAGTCGATTACTCATAAACACCTGATCGGCAATGAAGATGTCACAGAGGCCGAGCTTCTGATGTACGTCGAGTGTATGATTCAGGATCCGGTTTATGATAAGTCCCTGCTCCAGAGGATACCCTCCCACGAGCTGTCTCGTGTTAACGACTACATCGCGGATACGATGACAGCCACTATTGTAAAAGACAGGCCCAATGCTCGAGGATCTGGCGAGTTTGTTTCGTCTGAGCTAATTTATTACTGGATGATTGCCTGCCAGATACCGTTCACTTGTGAGACGTGGCACCTTAACCGTCTACTGACTTTGATTAAGGTCTGCAACGAGAAGAGTGAACCCTCAAAGAAGATGTCCCAGTCTGAGATCATGTCTCGGAACCGGGATTTGAACAGGGCCCGAAGAAAGGCCCTTGGATCGAGAGGATAATATGGGAGAGCACGAAGCTGAGCCCGTCGCGGAGGAGTTTCCCGACGAGGCCTTTGCTCCTCAGGAGCACATTGGAACCGATCCCCTTGAGGATCTCATGATTGATGTCCCTCAGGACACGGTGGTGCTGCAGTGAGTCGAGATGCAATTGTTGATAACGTCCTTTCCCGAGCCGCGATGCGAATCGGGTACTACGCTCCAGACGATCCTGAGCCGGGATCCGAGGCTGGACGCTATTGGGCCGCCCGAACTGGTCAGCAGTGGCTTGCTGGACCGTCCGATTCTGTGTGGTGGTGCATGCTTTTCGTCAGCATGTGTCTCGATGAGGTCGGAGAGATCGACGCCATCGGCGGGTTCTCTTTCAACACCGACTACACAGTCAACAAGGTCCGCCAGCATCCCGATGCTTACTTCGTTTCAGTTTACGACGCCCAGCGTGGCGATGTCGTAATCTTCAACTGGGATGGGGGTGGCACCGACCACGTCGGCATCGTTGAGAAGAATCTCGGCGGCGGTGTCCTTCAGACCATCGAGGGTAATACCTCTTCGGGTAGCGAGGGATCTCAGTCTGCCGGTAACGGTGTCTGGCGTCGTCAGCGTTCCTACGGAATCGCCTATGTGATCCGCCCAGCCTACTCTGGAGGCGGAAGTGCAACCGAAGCTACTTCTAGCGGATTCGCTAACATCACTGCGCTCCAGTCCGCTGTCCGCGCTACGCCCGACAATGTCTGCGGAGAGGAGACTCGCTCTCACGTCCTTGCGGTCGCTTCAGCCTCGGCGTGGGGCGGGGTTAACTTCCCGTACGGTGTGGGCTTCACCCAGGCTGTTGTCGGCGCAACTGTGGACGATGTCTGGGGCGATGAGTCTGAGGCTTGCCACGACGCTACAGTCGAGAAGGTTCAGGCTGCAGTAGGCGTCGAGGTTGATGGTATCTACGGATCTGAGACCAACGCCGCAATCAACAGTCTTCTTGCTCGGGCAGAACAGCCCTAAGGAGTCAAAATGGCAGCACCTTATTGCACCATAACTGCTCAGGTCCCCGGTGGAGAGAATCGACGGGGATACGTCGCAGTAATCCCGGACGTTTCGGGGGCAGTCGCCACTATCGAGGGGGCCAGCGTCCTAATGCGGGACGTTATGGCAGTTACCGATGTGAGCGGTGCCGTCCATCTCGATGTGTTAGCTCCAGGTGACGGTGTCTCCCCCGCCGGATCCTGGACACACACCGTAATTATAAAGTCTCCAGGCTACAAGCTGGTTAAGCACCTTAACCTTGCCCAGGGTGCTACTATCGATGCCATCCATGAGCCTGATGTTCCGCCTTACGTTCCGCAGTATGGCGGTGGAGGCGGGGGCGCTGGACTTCCTGGACCTAAGGGTGAACGCGGTCCAGTTGGTCCTCCAGGACCTAAGGGCGATCCAGGCCCAAAGGGTGACGACGGAGACCGTGGATCTAGTGGCCCCCAGGGTGTTCCTGGTCCTCCCGGACAGATAGGTATTCAAGGCCCTCCTGGACCTCCTGGAAAAGACGGAGAGAACGGTCTCATCGGCCCTCAGGGAGCCACTGGTCCTGTTGGACCCGAAGGTCCTCCCGGCCCGGCCGGAGAGCGAGGTCCTGCTGGGGAACGCGGTCCCATTGGACCTTCCGGTCCCGCCGGTCCTCGAGGTCTCCAGGGTATTCAGGGACCCGCTGGTCAGACCGGACCGCAGGGTCTTAAGGGTGATCCCGGACCTAAGGGCGATCCAGGTCCTAAGGGCGATCCAGGTCCTCAGGGACCTCCTGGACCCCCTGGCGGCGGTGGTGGTGCCGGTGGTACTCCTGTTCCAGGTCCTAAGGGCGATCCAGGTCCTCAGGGACCTCCTGGACCCGAAGGTCCTCGAGGTCCTCAGGGTCTGCAGGGTACTGCTGGCATTCAAGGGAAGCAGGGTCTTCCTGGACCGAAGGGTGATCCGGGCCCACAGGGCCCTCCTGGACCTACTGGTCCGGCCGGAGAGCGAGGTCCTGCTGGGGCGCCTGGAAAGGATGCAATTAGTCCGCAACTTTCCAACTACCTCACTAAGGTAGAAGCTGCCGGGACTTACGTCAACGCGCTCCAAGCCGCATCCAAGTTTGAGTCTAAGACAGAAGCCGCTGCCGAGCATGCGACGATGAACTCGGAGCTCGGGAAGCTCAAGACTCGGGATACAGAGCTCGACGGGAAGATCGATACGGTAAACAAGCGTATCGACACTGAGGCTCGAGGGCGACTTCCGTTTGAGAAAGGTAAGAAGTATTACTCGCCAGTAACCTACTACTGGCCTGATTACTACAACGCCGGTCAGCCAGGTAAGACCTCCAAGTGGGCTGAGACTCTGTCAATGGGCGGAACGCTCGGTATTGTCATCCTGAATCGTAATTCAGGAGACTGGGAGTCGTTTGACAACGATTTCAAGGTCCAGGCTGAGCGAGCTCTATCGGCAGGCGCCAAGCGAGCGGTCTTCTACGTGAAGACTCAGTATGGCGCAGCAAGTCTCGGTCATGATGATCCTGGTCGAGCCGGCATCCCTAACCCCGATAAATACTCCAAGGAGTACATCTTTAAGCAGATTGGGTTTGCTAAGACTCATTATGGTGACCTTTGTCAGGGCGTGTTCCTCGATGAGGTCATTAATGGCTGGGGTGCTCAGGCTGGTAGGGTCGCTTGGTACAAGGACCTGATCGACACCATCCGCAAGATGTATGGTCCGACGTTCTTCATCGCGATTAACTCCGGATCAAACATCTCTCAGGACATGTGCGCACTCGATTTCGATGTGTGTATGATGTTCGAGCAGAGTGCGTCAAAATGGTTGCAGGATGACCCGGGTAATCCGATCCTTCCGGCTCACATGGCGAACATGCCTTCCACCAAGTGGTGGGCGGTAATCCATGGCGTCACTGAGACTAATTACCCCCAGGTGTTTGAGAAGGCAGATAAGCTCGGAATTGCTCATCTGTACATCACGGATGGCGTTCTTGTCGAGGATCCGAACCATGGAGGACAGTGGGAGCCTGTCGGTAACCCATATCAGAATCCTCCAGGCCTCCATCTTCGAGCGCTGGTAAAGCCGTGGATCAACGGGACACTCGACCTCTATCTGAAGGTTCTCGCACTAGAGAAACTCGGTGGAGGAAAGGGGCAAAAGGGTGATCCTGGCCCACAGGGACCTCCCGGACCCAAGGGACCTGCTGGAGAGCGCGGTCCTATTGGTCCAGCTGGTCCAGAAGGCCCCAGAGGTCTGCCGGGTCCAAACGGTGGAATTGGCGCTCAAGGCCCTCGAGGTCTAGAAGGTCCAAAGGGCGCTACTGGTGAACGCGGCCCTCAGGGATTGCAGGGTACTCAGGGCCCGAAGGGTAATCCTGGAGACCGAGGCCCCATTGGTCCAGCCGGACCCGGCGGCCCCGCCGGCCCTCAGGGTGCTCCAGGTATGTTCGCTCCTCGGATGCTACCTCGAGGGACGATCATGTCTCAGCGAGACATGAACTACCTCAAGTCTGGTGGAAGCACGAACTACGATGGATCGCTTCCGCAGATCGGTGACTACTGGACTGACGTCTCCGGTAACAAGTGGTATCTGGCTCACTTCAACTATCTATATGGTGTACTCGGTACACACGCTGTTCTCGTCTGCCCAGCTGGGGCTCGCCACGATGTGATGTACTCAACCCGAGATAACTCGGCTGGGTATTTCGGTTGCGGTTTCCATCAATGGGGGCAGCAAGAGAACTGGGACCAGTTCGGTAACATGATGCGAGGGCTTGGCGGTGAAACCAAGGTGTTGAAGCAGTTCCCCTGGATCCAGACCGATGGCATGGTTAATGGTAATGCTTCAACCGCGGCAGAGAAGACAGTTAAGGCGGCTGTTGTCACTGAGGCTATGGTCTTCGGATACCGGCCAATGTCTGCTGTGACATATAATACTCGTGTCGGGTTGTCTATGTCCGGTCAGCACCAACTCGATCTCTTCAAGGTGGCGCCCTGGTTGGCATTTATCCCAGGAACCCAGGGTAACCGATACAAGTGGCTTGCCGATCCTATCGGTGCCGGGTCCTGGACTGTCATCGATTCACAGGCAGCACGTGCTACTTGGAACTACGTTGATACTCGTGGCGCAACCATGAGTTTCGTCATCATCGGCTAGGAGAAACATGATCACAATCGAGAGCCAGGGTGATTGGCGCCCAACCAAAAACTGGATGGCTCGCATGCTCAAACTGGATCTCGCGCTGATCATGAACCAGTTCGGCAAGGAGGGGGTGGAGGCATTACGTCGTTCCACCCCTTCCTCGTCGGGCGAGACAGCTGCTGCCTGGAATTACGAGGTAAAACGTACAGGTAATAGCTGGAAAATCACATGGACTAACGCCCATGTTAACAAAGGCGTTAATATCGCCGTGATTCTGCAATACGGTCACGGCACCCGGAACGGCGGTTACGTCGCCGGGCGAGACTACATTAATCCGGCAATCAGGCCGGTCTTCGATAAGATCGCACAGAAGGCCTGGAAGGAGGTCACTAGGTAGTGGCAACCATTGACGAGCGAGTAGTCTCGCTCAAACTCAATAACAAACAGTTCGTCAGCGCCATTCAAGAGTCCGCGGCGAGCATGGATAAGCTTAAAAACTCGCTTGGGAGCGTCGGTAGCTCGGCAAGCGGGCTTTCTCGCATCTCAGAGATTGCGAGAAACACAACTTTCGGCGATCTAGCCAACAAAGCACTTGAGGTTGGTCGAAATCTGACCGTTTCACAGGGTCTAGGCATCGCTGCATTCGGTGGAATTGCAGGAGCAGCCGTTGCAGCAGGGTCTAAGATCGTGACTGGCTTCTTTCAGGTCATGAAAGACGGTTTCGCCGAGTACGAGACTCAGATCAACTCGGTCCAGACCATTCTTGCTAACACGGCTCAAAATGGTACCACTCTGTCCCAGGTTAACTCGGCACTCGACGAGCTTAATGCCTATGCCGACAAGACTATTTACAACTTCACCGAGATGACCAACTCGATCGGTACCTTTACGGTTGCCGGTGTTGGTCTAGAGGATGCTACTGCCGCGGTTAAGGGTTTCTCGAACATGGCAGCACTGTCTGGAGCAAACGCTCAGCAGGCTGCAGGTGCTACTCGACAGCTAGCTCAGGCTATGAGCTCTGGTGTGGTTAAGCTTCAGGACTGGATGTCTATCGAGAACGCTGGTATTGGTGGTAAGCAATTCCAGGAAGCCATCATGACTACCGCTAGAATGCATGGCGTTGCAGTCGATGAAATGATAGCCAAGAACGGAAGCTTCCGACTTTCTCTCCAGGAAGGCTGGCTCTCGGCCGAGATCATGACCGAGACCCTAAAGGCTATGACTGGCGACCTCTCCGAGGAACAGCTTAAGCAGATGGGTTACTCGGAAGAGCAGGCTGCTCAGATGAAGAAGCTTGCTCAGGCTGGTCTCGACTCAGCTACCCAGATTCGAACCTTCACTCAGATGATTGGTACCTGGGGAGAGGCACTTGGTTCTGGTTGGTCGAAGACCTGGCAGCTGATCTTTGGTGACTTCGGAGAGGCACAGAGCCTGTTCACCTCAGTTGGTAACTGGGTCGGCGATCTCATCAACAAGATGAGTGATGCTCGAAACAACACCCTTCAGTTGTGGCGATCGTTTGGTGGTCGAGAGGCCCTGATTCGAGCCCTCGGTTTTGCCTTCGAGAACATCTGGCAGGTTCTGAGCTCCATCGGTAAGGCATTCAACTCAGTATTCGGTGGTAATACCGCTGTACTCATCACGAGACTGACGTTCCACTTCGGTGTGTTGATGTCATATTTGGCTGTAACCGAGAATACAGCAAATAAGATCCAGCGGACATTCGCCGGTCTCTTCGCGGCAGTGAAGATTGTTCTATACCCCTTCATCGAGTTGGGTAAGACCGTCTTCTATGTAGCTATGGCAATTCTCAACGCCCTTTACCCAGCGATTACTGGAACCAGTGGTGGAATTCTTGCTGTTACAGCAACAATCGGAGACTTCGTCGTATGGCTCTCGAACCTGATTCAGAAGCTAAACCTATCTGGTATCGCTCTCAAGATCCTGATTCCGCCGATCAATCTACTCGGTACAGTTATCCGATGGATTGTCGGGGGTTTGCAGTCGTTCTTCAAATGGCTTGACATCGGAGGACGAGTTAAAGCAGCCTCGGATGCGGTCGGAGGACTCTCGGGAGCACTAGGAACCATCATGACAGCCATTAAGGCGTCTCCTGTGTTTCAGACTTTCGCCGCTGGGATCGATAAGGTTAAGGATGCATTCGCCGGAGTTAAGGCTGCTATCCAGGACTTCGGCGATAAGGTTGGAGCAAAACTTGGATCCAAGCTGACCTCGACTAAGGCTGCTGTATCTAACTTCTTTGCAGGGTTTAACGTCAATGGACTGACTGGGTTCCAGGGTATCCTGGAAGCGGTGATGGTTCTTCTCGAGAAGTTTGCGCTTAAGCTGGACATCTCCGGCAAGGCTGAGTGGCTTGCTAACAAGCTGAATGAGCTCGGCGCTGCTATCTCCGCCTTGTTCGATAAGATCAAGAACTCTGCTGTCTGGGATAAATTCGGTAATGGAATGGCTAAGGTCGGAGACAAAGTCTCAGATCTGGCGCACTCTTTCCAGGACTGGATCAACGGACAGTCCGACGTCAAGTCTAAGGCTACTGAAGTCGGCAATGCTGTCTCCGATATGGGGAACAAGACTGCTACTGCAGCCGCTCAGGCAGGCAATGCTGCAAAACAGAATTTCCTGTCAAAATGGTTAGACGATATCAAGCGTATGGCCAACACGCTTCACCTCCCTGAGCTATTCGAGACTGTGAAGCAGAAGCTGATCGAATTCAAGAACTTCTTCACTCAGACACTTGGTCCAGCTATCAAGCAGGGGGCCTCTAAGGCTTTTGGTTCCATCGGTGAAGCGCTTGGTAAGGCTAATGAGAATCTTAAGTCTTACGACATGGGTAAGATTCTTGTGACGGCTATGGGTGGTGGTGTCTTGTATGCCATTACTACATGGATTAAGGCCTTCAAGGACAACTTCGACAAGATCGGAAACCTCGCCGACAAGATTGGTGAGACATTCGATAAACTCGGTGATGTCCTCAGCGCCTTTGAGACAAAGATCAAGACTGAGGCTCTACAGAAGATCGCAATAGCACTACTACTTCTGGCTGCAGCACTGGTGGTAATGGCCCTAGTTCCATTCCCCAAGCTTATGCAGAGTATCGGCGCTCTCGGTGTGGTCGTCTATCTGTTGACCGACGCCATGAAGGCCTTGGATGATGTTAATACTGATGGGATCTGGAAGCTTACGCCGGTTCTAGTCTCACTTGGTGTGACTATGATCCTTCTTGCTTCGGCTATTTCCATCATGGGTAAAATGAAGCCGGAAGCCGCTCTACAGGGTGTCATCACGCTCGGCGTACTGATCGCCTACCTTACTGGTATGCTTTACTCCATCAGTGCCAACAAGAATGCCCCGGAGGGCGGTCGGGTCTTCATGTCTCTGGCCGTATCGATGGTAATCCTAGCAACCGCAGTTGCTATTCTTGGATCTCTACCAATGGCTACAGCCCTTCAAGGTATTATCGGTCTTGGGGTGATTATCGCTGCTCTTGCTGGGTTCATGTTCGTCGTTACGAAGAATCCAAACATGGCTAGCGGTGCCGGAGTACTATTGTCACTAGCAATCTCCTGTACAATCCTTGTGAGCGCTATCTGGCTTCTTGGATCTATGGATACAGGGAAACTTGTTCAGGGCGTTCTGGCACTCGGTGTGGTCATAGCTGCACTTGTGGTGGCTATGACGATCGCCGCTCGAGGTGCCGGTATCGGTGCTGCCCCGATTCTTGCAATGTCTGTGGCATTGTTGATTCTGGTTGGGGTAGTATCAATCTTCGGCGACATGCCATTGGGTAAGCTAGTACAGGGTATGGTAGCTCTGGCTGCTGGACTGACGATCCTCTGTGTTGCTATGCTGGTCGCTAGCAACTCGATCGGTGGAGCTGTCGCACTCGGCATCATGGCTGTGGCCTTGGTACCGTTCGCTAACGCAATGCAGACCCTCTCAAGCATCTCTTGGGCTGGTCTCGCGGTTGGTCTGGTAGCTATGGCTGCCGGGTTTGCCATCTTCCTTGCTGCGGCATTCGTAGCACAGATGGTCGCTCCAGGTATCATCCTGCTTACCGTCGCGCTACTGGCACTCGGTATCGCTCTGATCCCAATTTCGATCGGTATGGCGGCCTTTGCCGTGATGCTTGGTATTCTGGCTACCACTGGTTCGGCGGCATTCCTGGTTCTCGCTGAGGGAATCAAAATGCTTAGTGCTTTGCTCCCGCAGCTAGCTACAGATCTAGCTAATGCATTGATGAACTTCATCGTAACGATTGCAGCGAGGACTCCTGAGTTGGTTACGGCCTTCTCAAACATCCTACAGGCAATTATCGAAGCAATTATCATCAACACGCCTCTGGTGGTTGCCGCACTCTTCACTTTGATTTCGGCACTCCTTACCGAACTGGATAACCATGCATATGAATTCGGTAACAAGGCTGCCAACATCATTGCGAAGTTCCTTCAGGGTATTGCTGACGGTCTTCCTGCCATCATTAGGGCTGGAGCTGACCTTATCGTTAACTTCCTGAATGGTATCTCGGAGCAGCTTCCGAGAATTCTAGATGCAGCTGGTAACCTGATCCTGACATTCCTTGAGGGTATTGCTAATACCATTAGGAAGTACAATGCCAGGATTCGACAGGCGGGTCTCGATATTGCTTGGGCTATTATCGATGGTGTTACCTTCGGTCTGGCCGATAAGGCCTGGAAGATTGGTGAGAGCTTGGTCAATGCTGCTAGCAATGGTTACGACAAGATGAAGGAGTTCTTCGGAATTCACTCACCTTCTCGACTGATGCGACAGCTTGCTCACTATGTTGGCGATGGTATGATCCTGGGCCTCAAGGACAAAGAGGAGACTATCGGTGATGCCGGTAAGAGTCTCGGCCAGGGTGCATATGACGCCATGAAGGAACCCCTCGACAAGATCAACGACATGTTCGAGGATAATCCGGCCTTCCGACCAGAGATCGCACCGGTTCTCAACCTTGAGGAGCTTACCAAACAGGCTCAAGCTCTTGGCGGAATCGGTGGAAGTCTGGGTATCTCGGCAGGATTGGCTAATGGGGCTAGGCCGAAGGTTCAGCTGGAAGACACTAGTGTTACCACTGACCAGAGTCCGACCCAAATCACGTTCAACCAGAACAACTATTCTCCGGAGGCACTCAGCGAGGCCGAGATCTACCGGCAGACACACAACCAGCTCGCAAGAGCAAGGAGGCTACTCAACGCATGATTCGATCAATCACGATCGACCCAGATGGGTATGATCGAATGACACTTTCGCTCACTGACCCCTGGGCACAGGAGGTCGTGATTAAGGATATCGATGGTCTGGGTCCAACCAAGGGCGAGATCTCGATGGAATACATGGGTGTGGGTAACCGGTCTTACCCGAAGGGGGCCAGGCTCACGAGGCGTAATGTCACGATGACTCTGGTCCCCTTTGGGGACGACATCGAGCGTATTCGACAGAAGCTCTATAACTACTTCATCGTTGGCGGCGAGCTTACACTTGAGGCGGAGACCGATCGTCGCAGGGTTAAAGCTCGGTTCTATGTCGAGGCGTGTGATACAGACATCTTCGCTGAACAGGTTGAGATGAACATATCACTTATCTCGCTGTCACCTTACTGGTCAGCGCTTTCCTCGGTTCGAGAGATTGTCTCTGGTCGGACCGCCGAGGAGCCTCTGTTCGAGTTCCCATTCCACTCGGATGCTCCTCCGCCGGATATCATCTTCGGCAAGATCGGTTGGGGTCGTTCTAAGCGAATCACCAACCTCGGGGACATCAAGACCGGAGCCCTTATCACATTGACCTTTAATGGTGACGTTAAGAACCTCCGGATCATGAACAACGCTGCGAATGAGCAGATGCGCTTCTCAAAACCTCAACCGTTCTACGCCACAGAGCGGCTCATTATCGACTCTCGGGATGGACGTCGGTCTATCACTCACATCAACTCCCAGAATCTATATTCTGCGGCATATGGTGTGCAGTCTTGGGACAGTACCTGGATGTATGTATACCCGGGTATTAATGACTTCGCTATCGAGTACCAGACAGCATTCGGATATACCGCCACCGGTGAACTTGTCGAGATGACTGTCGAGTACGAGCCGCAGTACAGGGGGGTCTGATGCGTTTATTCTCAAGCGGTAACATTAACGGTGGACCTAGGTCTACGCCCAATGAGGATATGCAACCTTGGGTGGAGATCGAGGATTTCATTTCCCTATCCTGGTCTGAGCGCTCACATGACTACGGCGACTTCAAACTCCAAATTGTATCGGATACAATTGAGCCTAAGTTTGGCACATATTCCATGTGGATGCGTGATGACTCGGATTTTGTGATGATCTGTGAAGATATTCACGCAACACAGCTAGCCTCCGGTAAGTATATACAGGAGTACTCTGGGCGTAGTCTCGAGACGATGCTCGAGTGGCGAATCAACGAGGACAAGATCCCTCTTCAGATACCAGATACTCGATGGTTGGAAACCCAGCTATATCTCGAGACGATTCTCCACAACAACTTCGGGTCCGGGGCATCTGCTCGACGTCGTATTCCCGGATTCAACGTCCACCGAGAGCTAGATGTTAACTCCTGGATTCGAGTTAACATGGCTGATTTCGACGGTGACTGGGACGAGACAGTTGGTCTTACCCTCAACCGAGACCATATTGTGAAGCACGTTCGTAGATTCTTGGATATGACGAAGCCTAATGGTTTCTCCATGTTCTACAGAATACGAATGAGGAATGGCGGCTTCTGGGTCGACTTTGAGGCCCCATTCCTTGTTGAGCCGCTGGTGCTCTCCCCTTCAGATGATGATTTTACCGACTTCGAGTATGTATGGTCAAACCGAAAGAAATACTCACACATCATTGAGGTGTATGACCACTACGAGGTTGATGGTAAGAAACCTCAAAATGGTAAGTCTCGAACTAACGTTCTAGAGGTTCGTAACGAGATCCCCATGCTTCGACGAGAGGTCTTGTGGAATAATACTGCAGACCACAAGGTTCTAGATCCTAACGACAAGGACTCAAAGAAGAACGATCGGGATGTACACAAGAAGAATGCATATGACTACTCCAACCCGTACTACCCGATCTATGTAGCTGCTGACAAGGCCGGTGAGTATACACCGGTGATGCAGTATAGCGCTAAACTCTACAGTTTTGGCGCTAATATTAAATACAGACAGGATCTGTTTGTGGGGGACGTAGTCCGTTATATTCCCGACCCGGGTATTAACCTTCGACAGCAGATGCGTATGCCTGATGGTACCATCAACTGGGAGAAGTATGCCGAGCAGAGGCGTATCGATCTTCAGCTTACCGAGGTTACAGAGTCCTGGGACTCTTCTGGTTATACACTTCAACCCTCTTTCACTGGTTACGCTGAGAAGTGGACTGGTGAAGGTAGTAGGGTTAGTATTGAGCGCAACAGTGAATCCGTATACCGAGCGATTAGGAGCAGGTAATGGCAATTGTATCCGGGTTCTATAACTCGGTAAACGGCGACCGAAAGTATGACGCCGAAGACTTTGGACGACTACTCAACGGAGTCATCCAGCAGGGCGTATTCGCCAATGTGGGGAACCAGTTCCTCTGCACCTCGAACCGAAGCGGAATGTCTGTTCGAATAGACACTGGGAAGGCTTGGGTCGGGAGTAAGTATATTGAGCTTACCAGCTTCGAGACGGTAAACATCTCTCCCGCTCACCCGAGCTACGACCGTAAGGACTATATTTGCCTTCTGGTCAACAATAACGCTAGTGCTCGAGCTGGGTCTGTCACCACTATCCCGGGCACACCCGCCCCTAAGGGTCCTCAGGTAAAGCCTCCGCAGCTCCCGTCTTGGTCCGGCTTTAGCTATCTACCGATCGCTATGGTCGATGTGTATGGCGGCGCCACAAGCATCTCCAACGCTGAGATTACCAACCTGGTAGGAACATCCACCTGCCCTTGGGTCTCTGGACCGAATATGACAGTAAATGTTGACGGTCTTCAGAACCAGCTTCAGTCGAAGTTCGACACCTGGTTCGCATCCGTTCGAGACGCCCTGAATAAGGCCGCCGGCGGAAACGTCAATGTCGATATCGTCAACCTAAAGACTGATATGGCCGCTACCAAGGACAAGCTTGAGCGGACTGTTAAGGCTCTGAACTCTTGGGTTGGGGACATCAACAACATCAACGCCAAGATGAGTAACCGCAACACCATCTACGAGATGCTAGACCAGGGTAACGCTGGTATCCACAACTCGATTTGGCGTGGGGACCACCTTGGGACAACACTGTCTACGGATCAGCAGGCTGCTATCCGAAACGGTACCTTTAAGGGTATCTATGTGGGTGACTACTGGACCATTTGGGGCGTCCAGTGGCGTGTGGCTGGGTTCGACTACTGGCGAAACATCGGACCTAGCGCCTGGGATCGTCCGCACATGATCCTTATCCCGGATACTTCACTTGTAAAGGCACCTTGGGGTACCGGGTCTACCTCTGATGGTTACATGGGATCACTTCTGTTCAAGAAGGCTCCCGCCATCTCGAGTACTATCGACCGACTCAGGGCTATGTTCGGTTCAAACCTGAACTCGCCATGGCACCGTGTATCCAACGGCGCTGAGGATGGTCTGGTTACTTCTTGGGCTTGGGAGGGTACCTCTCAGGCAGCTCTGCTCACGGAGCGTATGCTGTTTGGTCAGCCGGTTCAGTCGTATGCACAGTCTTACACGCAGCGTAGGTATGACTTCTCTGTCGCAGCACAGGGGCAGCTCCCTATGTTCCGACTGAACCCGCAGTACATCACCTCCGCTAAGGAGGCAATCTGGCTCCAGGATATCGCGAATGCCTCGAGCGCTTTCTTCCTGGACTCCACTGGTATTGTCAACGCCGCACCGGTGACGTACAGCTACGGCGTGCGTCCTTATGTGGTAATCACTTCGTAAGGAAATGATGCAACACTTCGGCTTCAATCCAGCGCTGGACATCCTAATCGCGGTTGTCCTGTCTGTATTCGGATCCTCCGGGTTCTGGGTATACTTGCAGAAGCGTCAAGAGCGCAGATCTGCAAACACGCGATTGTTGCTGGGTATGGCGCATGACCGAATCGTGTATGTCGGTAAGACATACATCCACCGGGGGTCACTAACTCTCGACGAGTATGAGGACTTCATGAAATACCTCTACGAGCCTTACGCCGAGTTCGGCGGTAACGGCCTCGCCGAAAGGATTGTCGAGGAAGTCAAACGACTCCCGGTGGTCCCCTCATCCCGCACACCAACGAGAAGAAGTAAACACGATGGCTAAGCACCTCAAGGAGAATAAGTTGCAGAACAAGTCCTATGACATCCTCAAGTGGGTCGCTCTGGTTGCCCTCCCGGCCACCTCTGCGCTCTATCTGACTCTGGCTGCCCTTTGGAACCTGCCCAACCCGACTGAGGTTGCTGGTACTATTGCTGCCGTCGACACCTTCCTGGGTGTTCTGCTGGGTGTCTCCTCCGCCAAGTACACTGGGAATACTGTCTCAGGGACCCTTCACGTCTCGGAGAACCAGGATATTCACGCCGCCTTCGAGCAGCCTGTCGCTGAGATGCTCCGGAATGGTAAGATCACCATGGATGTCAAGCAGGTCTAAGCGAGAAAAACCTGCATTATATTGAACCCTGAAAGGAGACACTTATGAAGACCGACCCGATCCAGGAAACCATTGAAGCCGCTCTCAAGGAAGCGGAACTTCACGATCCCTCATCCGAGGACTACACCACCATTGCTCGCAATGTTGAGACCCTCGCTAAAGCCAAAGCTCTTGGCGAAAGCAAGAAGCTCAGCCCCGACGCAGTGCTTGGCGCAGCTACCTCGATTCTGGGAATCGTCGCAGTTCTGCAGTATGAGAGACTTGCAGTGGTCTCCTCCAAGGCATTCGGCCTCATCATGAAGGTCAAGCCCTTCTGAGATCCGCCTGGCCCCCTGTGCAATTCGCATGGGGGGCTGGGCTTATCTTTTTTTTACCAACGCGAGAAAAACGGGGTCTATATTGAAACCCTGACCTAGAAAGGATACTCTCATGAACCTCTCTCCCGCTGCTACCCAGGCCGCCCTCGACTACGCCGAGGAGCTTGCTGCTACCGGACTGAGCTCTGCTGAGTACGACCGACTCTATCTGTGAGTTCAAAAGCTAAACGCCAAAATTTCCCGGCGTTTAGTTTTTAGTCACATTAGTAACATCTGTCGCAAAATTAACACGGTGTATATTGAAGACCCTAGAAAGGAACCACAATGTTCACCCTCGCTGCTCTCATTGCCCTCCCCTTCGTCATCCTCGGCACCCTGCTGCTGATCGGCGATGTGTTCGGCAAGAAGACCCGTGAAATCTGATCCCTACTAAACTCTCAGCCAAAGATCCCGCCATGGGATCTAGGCTTTTCTTTTTTTGCGCGAGAGAAACTCTTTGTATAATGAAGACCCTGCTTTGAAAGGACACATCATGACAATCGCCATCATCGCCCTCGCTCTGACCACTATTATGGCTATCTGGTTCGCCGTTGCTCATGAAGAGCAGAAGTTTAAAGCTGAAAAATATCGCCAGCTTTCACTTCGACTCAAGAAAGAGAACGACGCCCTGAAAGACACTGATACTATGGAAGAGTTCGAGCGACTCGCTCTGAAGTGCTTCTCCAAGTGACTTCGAACCACCCTCCTATATCCCAACCTGGGATATAGGCTTTTTGAAAGGAATACACATGTTCGCTCACGCCATCACTGCCGTTGCTATCTCCTACGGTATCGCCCTGATCGGGCTGATCGTCCTTCTCGCCAAGGCAGACCACGAGCGAGACCAGCTCAAGACCTCTATAGATATGCTCGTGAAGGCTCAGGTGAAGTCAGTCCTCGAGATCAAGGAACTTCAGGCAGAGATCCGCGAGAAAAACTGACCCTTATATGAGACCCCTCTACTCGAAAGGAACCACCATGGACACCAACGACACCACCGTCGAGACCACCGAGCCCGTTATCGAGTTCAAGTTCAACAAGGACGCTCTCGTTCCCGCTATCAAGCGTAATGCTAAGAAGCTCATTGCTGGAGCCGCTGTTATCGCAGCAGGCACCGCTCTGACTCTCATGGCTGTGCGCTCGGTACCGGAGATCGAGGAGTCCGAGGAACTCGAGCACGATGACCTCGATGAGATCGACGCCGCCGAGTCCGACTCCGACTCCGACGACTGACTCTCACCTATAGCCCCTAACAAGGGCTATAGGCTTTCCGCGACAGAAACCATGAGTATATTGAAGACCCTACGAAAGGAACCTCCAATGCTCATCCGTTTCACCGTTTCTGTTATTCGGAACTCCCTTCTCATCATGGGTGTTATCCTCGCCTCCTGTTTTATTGGACGTGGGGCTAATACCCGGATGAAGTACGTTCTGAATATGCAGCAGCGTCACATGAACCGCCGCATCCGTTCTGCCCGCTGGTAAACACCACCTATATCCCGACCTGGGATATAGGCTTTTGTCTGATAGAAAGGACACACAATGCTGACCGTACTTATCGGTCCAAGCTGCTCAGGCAAGACAACCCTCCAACAGAAAATGGTTCAGAATGATGGATACCATGCTGTCCGAACTGCCACCACACGTCCTCGACGTATGGGAGAAGACTCTTCTACCTACTACTTCCTCAAGGATGGTGCCTTTGGAGAGTGGGAACGACGAGGAGATCTTATCTGTTGTGAGGTCTTCCGAGGCTGGCAATACGGAGTTCCGCGTGATGAGATTTCCCGACGGAACGACCGGCCTAATCGAGTTGTCATACTCACAGTCGGAGGAACGCTCGAACTCCTCAGTCGACACTCTGATATCGTGGTTGGAGACGGACTGAAGATTCTCTACCTCGGGGCAGATGGACCCACTGTCGAGGCTAGATCCTACCAGCGAGGCGACGATCGACGTGAGTACCTTCGTCGCATGGCAGCAGACTCGATCGACTTCCGTAAGTTCCCTCAGGAGAACGGTATGTGGGAGTTTGAGCCGAGTTACATCCTCAGCTGCCTGAACAACCGAGACAACTACAAGCTCGACCCTAAACTCAAGCGGGTCGACCGAAAGGAGTACAAGTGAATGTCACTACAGGTACGGAGCTACTCAAGAAAAACGCACCTGCTATCCTCACCGCTGCGGCATGTATCGGGACGGTCACCACAGCCGTACTCACGGCGCGTGGGGTCACGCTCGCCATTGAGAGGACAGCAGATTATTGTCGGGAGAACCTCCGCTCGCCCGAGGACCTTGACTGGAAAGAGAAGTTTACTATCTCGTACCGCTGCTACATTCCCGCTGCTATCGCAGGGGTATCGACACTGGTGGCTATCGTCGCAGCTAACCGTGTCCAATACGCTCGAGGTGCGGCATTCGCACTCGCTTACGCAGGTAGCGAGAAGGCGTTTGCGAGGTATCGTGACGCTGTGGCGGAAGTGGTTAAGCCGAAGGACCGAGAGAAGATTAAGACTCGTGTTGCGGAGAAGGCTCTCAAGGAAGCTGGAGAGCCTGTATCCGGTACTGTTCTCGTGGCCGCTTCTGGAGACGTCCTCTGTTACGACGTCTTCTCCGGTCGGTATTTCCGATCTGACATCGAGACGATCCGCCGAGTCGAGAACAATATCAACGGACAGCTCAACACTGAGTGCTATGCTTCCCTCAACGAGTTCTACATCGGACTCGGGCTTCCACCCGTGGCAGCCGGAGAGCTCGTCGGATGGTCTGAGCCCAACTCTCTCAGTGTCGAGTTCGGATCACAGCTCGACCCAAAGGGAAACCCTGTTCTGACCATCGACTTTCTCGTTGCACCGAAGGAGAACTACTTCAAGATCGCGTAACAAACCACGGGTATAATGAACCACCACTTGAAAGGACCCATCATGTTCATTCTGCCCTACACCCAGAACCAGTCCGTTTGGCTCGCCGGAAACAACATCGTTTCTAGCTCCAAGGACGACTCTGAGAAGACCGAACCCACCAAGTGAACCACCTATATCCCAACCTGGGATATAGGCTTTTGAAAGGATACTCATGTTCAAGACCACCGTTCGCGCCAAGTCCTTCTTCGACGACGAGGTTACCACTCACACCCTCTACTTCAACCTTTCTCGTCGAGAGGTGTTTGAGCTTGCGAAGGAGTACAACGGCGTTAACGCATTCCAGGAGTATATCACTAACGCTCAGGCGGACGAGAACCTCTTCCAGATTGTTGAGTTCACTGACAACATCATTGGAAAGGCTTATGGCGAGCGACAGGGCGAGCGCTTCGTCAAGTCTGATCTGATTACGAAGAACTTCATCGACGGACCCGTCTATGAGGTCCTCTTCGACAAGATCGCTTCTGACCCGAAGTTCGCCAAGGAGCTTATGGAGGGTATTCTCCCGACCAAGCTGCTCGACTCCCTCAAGGATGACCCGAAGTACAAGGAGATCACTGAGCAGATCGGCTGATCATATTCTCGAGGGGGCCTGGAGCAATCTGGGCCCCCTCAAACCTCGAAAGGACACACAATGGCAAATGCCCCAATTCGACCTGAGCTCCCTTCCAACTCCAAGCTCAAGGAGCGTAAGAAGGTAGAGCAGGTTACTTCCTCACCAGTTACCAAGAAGAAGCAAGGCTTCGCTACCAAGGCCGTATCTGCATTCGTTGGAGAGGACATTCACAATGTCGGAGAGTATCTTGTTTACGATGTTGCAATCCCGGCATTCAAAAACCTCATCTCTGACATGGTTTCTCAGGGTATCGAACGTATGCTCTTTGGAGAGAGCTCTCCTCGACGCGGCTCTAGTTCGGGTGGGACACGAGTCTCCTACGGCTCCTACTCTCGTCCGGGCTCAGCTCCAGGCAACCGCAGAGATGCATCTCCACGAAATCGCCGCTACCACGACTTCTCGGACATCGAACTCGAGTCTCGGGACGAAGCGTACCTCGTTCTCGACCGCCTTGCGGACCTGGTCGACGAATATGGTCTCGCCACCGTGGCAGACCTGTACGACCTCTGTGGTATCACGACCGAGTATACCGATGAGAACTGGGGCTGGACTTCGGCCCGGAACATGTCGGTAATCCGTTCAAGGCATGGCTACATGCTTCAGCTTCCCAAACCTGATCACGTTACATCACGATGACACCTCAACAGACGCGGCTTGCACTGATTGCCGCATATCCATACTCAGACAAATGGCGTCGGCGCGTTGAGCGCATGGAAGACGACCAGGCAATCGCAATCTATCTTCGACTCAAGAAAGCTGGTAGGATCAAGTGAATCTCTCCTTCGCAACTCGAATCATCGGTCGGACCTCGCTGGTAATCAGCAAGCACGCTCCGACCATCCTGACTGTGGCTGGAACGGCCGGCTTCATCGGGACCACCGTTCTTGCTTCTAAGGCCACCCTCAAGCTTGAGGAGACTGTGGCCGAGGAAACTTCTCTTCTCGTCAAGGTCCACGAGGCTCAGGAGGAGGGTAAGCTCTCTGACAAGGACGCCGCCCACGACAAGGTGGTCCTGTATACTCGAATGGCGACCAAGCTAGGGAAGCTGTATGCTCCCGCGCTGATTCTGGGCGCCGCTTCGATCGCTGCTCTGGCTACAGGTCACGGCATCATGCTCAAGCGAAACGCCTCTCTGGCTGCCGCCTACGCCGCTGTTGACCAGGCCTTCAAGTCCTACAAGAAGAAGGTTGAGGCTAAGTTCGGAAAGGATGCTATCCTCGAGGCTATCTCGGTTCCCACTGAGGAGCTTGTGGTGGACGGCGAGACGACTGAGTCTGTTCTCAAGTACGGTGACACCTCTCCGTATGGCGTCATCTTCGACGAGACCAACCACAACTGGTCTGCCGATGAGGATCTGTCTGCTCTTCACCTGAAGTGCCAGCAGCAGTATGCCAACGATATTCTTCAGACTCGTGGGCACATCTTCCTCAACGAGGTCTACAAGATGCTTGGGTTCCCCCACACCCCTGCTGGTGCCATCACTGGTTGGGTTAAGGGCAATGGTGACAACTTCGTTGACTTCAACATCCACGATGGTCTCTTTGAGGGCGAGGACGCTAACGGTCGACTCGTGACGAAGTGGGCGCTGGACTTTAACGTCGATGGCGTTATGTACGACAAGATCTGAGGCGCATATGCTTGAGCGAGTTCTATATTTCGGAGCCGGAGCTATCGCCGGCGGCCTGGGCGTATATGTCGCACTCTCTCGCAAGTTCGAGCGAGACTTCCAAGAAGCAACCATCGAGATCAACAAGGAGCTGGCTGAAATTGCTGAAGCTAAGCACAAGGCGGAGGTGGGAGCAGGAGCTGATCCTGAGAGTAGCGAATCCGATTCTGAGCATTTGGTATCGGAAGCTATTGTGGATTACTCTCCGACTCCTGTGGAAGATTCCGACCAAGAGGTAGTTCAGAAGCGAACCCTCGATCGGCAACACTTCGAGGCCTACCAGATTACTCGTGAGGAGTATATGGCTAAGGGTCATCAGGAGCATGTCGAGCTCACGTACTACATGGAGGACGACGTCTTTGCGGACAACCGTGGAGTCCCCATGCAGAACACTGAGTGGTTTGACAACATTATCAGCGGGGTGTCCGCTTCCGACACCATCATCTACATCCGAAGCATGAGCCGCCACGCGGACTTCGAGGTAACTCTCCTCGACGATTCCTATGAGCACACTGTCCTCGGAGTTGAGCCCTACGAGGATGAGTAATGATCGAGGCTGCACCGGATAACTCATATTTTGACTGGCTTGTCGATCGAACGGGGGATACTCGGTTTGCTGAGTCCCCCGACCAGTCATATTTGCAACTACTCGAGATCATGCACCAGACACCATTCCGGGTGACGATCGGGAATGATGTCAACCGTGCACAGGACGGCATCGACTTACGTCGTGCGTTCACCAAGGATGCGGGAGACGTCTCGTATGTTTGGTTGAACGAACAGACGTGTTCGATGCTTGAGATGTTCATCGCTTTGGCCGAGCGTATGGACATGATGCTCGAGGACGACGATACACCATATTCCCTTGAGTGGTACTTCTGGGAGATGGTTAAGAACTGTGGTCTCTATGACTACACTGATGAGACACTGTTCAATCCCCGCTGCGAGGAGGAAGTCGACTCCATTCTTGAGCGGATTAATGCACGGGAGTACACGAAGATGGGGCTCGGATCCATGTTCCCTCTTCGTGCTATACCCCTGCATGGCGCACGAGACATGCGTAAGGCAGAGATCTGGGCCCAGATGAACGCCTACGTCAACGAGAACTATATGTAAGGAGCCTCATGGATTTCTACCGAATCTGCGAGCGAACCACCAAGAGTGGAAAGGTGGAAATCTACCCCGAGTTCCTCGTCGGAAGGTCGAGGGATATTCTTGTCCAGGGGCGAGACTTCCAAGCCATATGGAACGAGGAGAAGGGTCTCTGGTCCACTGACGAGTTTGACGTCGCTACGTTGGTAGATCAGGACCTCTTCAACTACCAGAAGAAGCACAACGGTCAGCTCGAAACTGTTGTGAAGACCCTCTCCAACTACAGCACCGGACTCTGGACTACATTCCAGACCTGGATGTCTAGGCTTCCTGACAACGGTCAGGAGCTTAACTCGAAGCTCATATTTGCGGATACCAAGTCTAGAAAGGAAGACTACGCAACCGCAAGGCTTTCGTACTCTCTTGAGACAGGTACTCCAGAGTCCTGGGATAGACTCATTGGTGTTCTATATTCGGAAGCAGATCGCCAGAAGCTCGAGTGGCTCATCGGGTCGATCGTAGCTGGGGACAGTAAACGGATACAGAAATTTGCCGTCCTGTATGGTCCCCCGGGGTCTGGTAAGTCTACCGTCCTCAACATTCTTGAATCCCTCTTTCAAGGATACACGACTACATTTGATGCGGGCGCTCTTGGATCCCGTAGCGATCAGTTCTCAACCTCTACTCTCGCTAAGAGTTCGCTCGTAGCCATCGACCAGGATGGGGACTTATCACGGATTGAGTCTAATGGGCTTCTTAACAGTGCTGTGGCACATGAGACCATTCTCATCAATGAGAAGGGTGTCAAACGCTACCCTAAGCGAGTGGATGCGATACTGTTTATCGGCACTAACAAACCGGTTAAAATCACCGATTCTAAGTCAGGTTTGATCCGAAGGCTGATTGACATCTCCCCTACCGGAGATACAGTTGACCCCAGCGAGTATCAGACACTCATGACAAAAATTCGTGATGAGCTTGGTAAGATCGCTAACCACTGCCTTGAGGTGTATCGTAGTCTTGGTAAGCACTATTACGATGCGTATACACCTCAGAGTATGATGATGAAGACCAACGTTCTCTACAACTTTGTTGAGGAGAACTACCTTCAGTTCAAGAGCGAAGACCAGGTCACGCTCACGATGGCCTACAAGCTGTATAAGGAGTACTGCAGTGAAGGTAATATCCCGTATCCGAAGAGTCGATACGTCTTTCGAGAAGAGCTCAAAGACTACTTTGAGGAGTTCCACTCTCGAATGCGAGCCGACGGAGATCGACTACGCAACGTCTATACCGGATTTCGAGCCAGTCTCTTCGATCCCGCCGAACTCGAACCCACTCCAGAGGAGCCGTATTCGCTTGCGCTGGATTGCGAAGAATCCTTACTTGACGAAGTCTTGTCCGAGTGCCCAGCCCAGTCCGCTAGTGACGGAGGAACCCCTCAGTATCGATGGGTGAACGTCAAGACTAAGCTCAAAGACATCGACACAAGCGAGGTCCACTATGTCAAAGTCCCTGAGAACCACATCGTCATCGACTTTGATATCAAGCAGGAGGGTAGGAAGGACCTTAATCGAAACCTTCAAGCTGCCTCCGAATGGCCCCCAACCTACGCCGAGACCAGTCAAGGTGGAAATGGAGTTCACCTCCACTACATCTACGATGGAGACCCTTCCGAACTGGCGCGGCTCTACGATGAAGACATTGAGATCAAGGTCTTCACAGGAGACTCCTCTCTAAGGAGGAAAGTCTCACACTGCAACAACATCCAGGTGGCCCATATTTCAGAAGGGCTACCGTTAAAGGAGCGCAAAGTGATCAACAAGACCACCATGGCCAACGAGAAGAAGGTCAGGGAGCTTATTGAACGCAACCTCCGGAAGGAGATCCATCCAGCTACCAAGCCATCTATCGACTTCATTGCTAAGATCCTACGTGACGCCAAGGAGCAGGGGATGGTGTATGATGTCAAGGACCTGAAGCCTCGCATCCTGGCATTCGCCATGGCTTCGACTCACCAGGCAGAGGCAGCCATCAAGGTTGTCATGGGGATGCCGTTCACAAATGAGGATCCTGACGAGAAGGTCGTCGGATTCCCGACTGGTGAGCTGGTATTCTTCGACTGCGAGGTGTTTCCAAACCTGTTCCTTGTGAACTGGAAGGTGAAGGGTAATCCTGTCGTACATAGGATGATTAACCCTACACCTGAGGAGATCGAGGCTATCTGCGAGATGCGTCTCGTGGGGTTTAACTGCCGGAAGTACGATAACCATATCTTGTACGCCCGCACTCTCGGATTCAGCAACGCCAAACTGTTCGAACTGAGCGAGCGGATCATCAAGAACAGTGTCACCGCCGGCTTCATAGAGGCCTATAACCTCTCGTATGCTGATGTATACGACTTCGCAGCGACTAAGATGTCCCTCAAGAAGTGGGAGATCGAGCTTGGGCTACACCACCAGGAGCTCGGGCTACCTTGGGACGAGAACGTTCCTGAGGAGCGCTGGGAAGAGGTGGCTGAGTACTGTGATAACGACGTTATTGCTACCGAGGAGGTCTTCGACCATCTTCACGCGGACTGGCAGGCCCGTCTTATGCTTGCCAAGTTGTCCGGGCTTACCCCGAATGACACAACAAACAAGCACTCCCAGCACATCATCTTTGGGAAGAACAGGAACCCTCAGGATGAGTTCGTTTACACCGATCTCAGTCAGCAATTCCCTGGCTATCAGTTCGCTTACGGTAAATCTACCTACCGCGGGGAGGAGGTTGGCGAAGGCGGGTACGTCTACGCCGAGGAAGGGATCTATGTCGACGTCGCTCTTCTCGACATTGCGTCAATGCATCCCACTTCAATCGAGTGTCTCAACCTCTTCGGAGACCGATACACTAAGCGTTTCAGCGAGATCAAGCAGGCCCGAGTCGCAATCAAGCACCACGACGACACCACAGCCCGATCACTTCTGGATGGAGCACTCGCACCTTTCCTAGACGAAGGGGTTGACTATGAGGCACTGGCCTTTGCTCTCAAGATCGTCATCAACTCGGTGTATGGTCTCACTGCGGCAAAGTTCTCCAACCCCTTCAAGGACCCCCGCAATGTGGACAACATTGTCGCAAAGCGTGGCGCACTGTTTATGGTGGATCTGAAGCACTTTGTCCAGGAGCAGGGCTTCGACGTCGCGCACATCAAGACTGACTCGATCAAGATCCCGAGGGCTACCCCCGAGATTATCGAGAAGGTTATGGAGTTCGGCAAGAAGTACGGATATACCTTCGAGCATGAGGCCACTTACGATCGTATGTGTCTCGTGAACAAGGCTGTGTATGTCGACTACTGCGATGGAAAGTGGGGTGCTACCGGCGCTCAGTTCCAGCACCCCTACGTCTTCAAGGAGCTCTTCTCGAAGGAGGAGCTTGAGATTGGAGATGTAGCGGAGACCAAGAGCGTAACCACCGCTCTGTACCTGAACAACGGAACCGAAGATAACCCTGAGATGGAATTCGTCGGGAAGACCGGCGCATTCGTCCCCGTAAACCGTGGAGGCGGGATCCTTCTCCGCGAGAAAGATGGCAACTACCATGCCGCAACAGGCTCTACCGGTCACAGGTGGGTACAATTCGAGTCCTTCAAGGAAGCCCATCCGGACGATTGGAAGGAATGGGTCGACTGGAGTTACTTCGAAGGTCTTGCTGACGATGCGAAGACTGCAATCGGAGAGTATGGCGACTTCGAGGCCTTCACCCTTGGAGCTTGACGCTTACGATTGGAGCTTTGGTGTCGATGGCTGAGAACAAGTGGGACTCGTATCTCGAAGGGTCTATTGAGAAGGACCGAGACCCGGCTCTGGATGACGAGATCATCTATGGTGTCAACGTCAAGCACTTCAATCTGACTGTGTATCATCCGAATGGTCGAGTCAAGAAGTACTGGAATACTCGAATCCTCAAGGACTACCTTGGATACTGTCGAATCGCCTGCCCTCGAGATGACAAGATCCTGTCCTTCAACTGGTTCAACTGGACTGCGTACATGTTCACTCAGTCTGGAATGAACGAGCTGGTATTCATGCCTCACTCGCGACGAGGTATTGTATCTCAGCTCTCACAGGGTAACTGACGAAATCCCCGGGGTCTGTACAAAGGGCCCCGGGGTACGCGTCACAAACCAGGGGTAATATGAGACCCCTCACTCGAAAGGAATACTCATGCTACCCGTTGCTAAGATCATTCTCTCCGGACTCACCTCTATCGGAGCTGGTATGATCGCCAGCAAGCTTACCAAGCCCCTGGTTTCGAACTCGAGTGGAATCGCTAAGATTCTGCTCTGGTTTGGATCCGTTGGTACTGGTCTAGCTGCTAGTGCGATCGTTGCCCGCGAAGTGGAGAAGCAGTTCGACGAGACTGTTGCTGCCGTTAAGGAAGCTCGAGACCACATCGAGATCGAAGACTGATCTCCCACCTATACCCCGATCATGGGGTATAGGCTTTTCTAGAAAGGACACACCATGCCAATGATCCAGAGCCACGAGGACCACCTTCGTGTTGATGTTGACTACATCTCGCTGAAGGACTGTTTCGAGGCATTCCGTCGTGGAGTTGAGCACCGCGATAAGACTCTCGGAGACATTCTTCTCATCACCAACTCGCCGGATACCATTGAGTATCAGACGAGTCTTGGCGACTCCTACCTCATCACCTACGACCCGATCCACAAGGTCATGGTCATGCGAGCATTCCTCAAGGATGATGATGTACTCAAGCCTCTATACATCTACAACCAGCGAGAGTACCAGATTGCATGCGAGTTCCTGCGCTCCATTATGCATGAGAAGATCGACCTGAAGGAGGACTGGCTAGTATGAGCGAGACCCCTAAGTACCAAGGTCATTTTGAGGAGGATGGCCGATATGTCTCTGGGAACAACCCTCCGAAGAATCCGGTATGGACTCCGGAGAAGCCTGATCCGGGCTGGATTTGTAATCCCGAGGAAGACAGAAAGTCTGCCACATTCACCCACCCGAGATACCCCATTGTCGTATTCGTGTGGGACGAGCGGATGGATATTCTTAGCGGGATCATTGTATGGCAGTCCAAGCCATATCAGATCCAGACAAAGCCCCACATCTGCACAGATCGAGAGCTCTATAGCGAGTTCATGACTGCTATGCTCCGGCTTGCAGCAATCCCATTCAACAAGTTCAACCCTGACATGATTGAGGTGTGCTAATGACCAATGTTACCGATTACTTTGATCTTTCTGGCAATATGTTCGAGGAGGCGCTCGAGTTTCAGGGTGTGATGCTCCCTGCTTACATCGATGGTCGGTCTCGGATTAAGCCGAAGTACCACGACTCGAATAACATGTGGATCAAGATCGACAAGAACGATGTTCGATTTACTCGGACTGACGCTATTGTCTATGCCTCGATCGTGTTTGATGCAGGGGGTCACAAGGTAGAGACCATTCTCTTCAAGTGCCGACAGAAGGCAAATCTTGGGAAGTTCATTCGTCACGTACTGGCGATCGCAAAGCTTCCCCTCGACCGTATCCACCGCGAGTACCGCAACTACTGAGAAGGAGCACACAAATGGCACAACTTGGAAACCTGACTCTTGAGAACGCACGTATCTTCTTCAAGGACTTCTCAGCTGAGGGACGCTTCGCCAATGGTAAGAGGACGTTCTGTGTCGAGGTCCCTGAGGATCTTGTCGATCAGCTGCAGCGAGACGGCTGGAATCTAAAGAGTCGAGAGTCTCGGCAGGATCCGGATGCTGTGACCTGGTTTATTAAGGTGGAGGCCTCTTACCGGGCCCGTCCTCCTCGGGTAATCTGTATCCCGAGTATCACGAAGAACCGGACATACCTCACCGAGGCTACGATCGCCTCCCTGGACTACGCCGAGATCCTGAATGTCGACCTGACAATCAACCCTTATCAGTGGGAAGTCAACGGCAAATCTGGAATCAAGGCATATCTCGGTACGATGTATGTCACGATTCAGGAAGACCCGCTAGACGCTAAGTACACTGACGAGGAGGCTGCCTGATGCGACCCCCGTACGGTTTCTTCAACTTCCTCCTTGATTGCACCCTTACGATGCTGACTGGAGGACTCTGGCTGATCTGGATCTTCATCCGGGAGATCCGCTCACTCTAATTTGAACCCCGGGGTCTGTAAAAGGGCCCCGGGGTTAGCCATAGAAAGGACACACATTGGCTAACGGACTTATCGTCTCTGCTGAGGACATCCGCCGCGCTGTTCTCGAAGCGGAGGAGCAGGAGAAGCGAGCGCTGAAGCTCGCACAACAGCGTGATGTTGCAGATGGGAAACCCCCTCGTAAGGAGCTACGCCCTGATCGAATCACGAAGCCGGGACGTCAGATCGTCCTGGACTACATCAAGAACCCCGAGCGTCGGATGACACCCCGATGCAAGATTCAGGTGATGAACCGCGACACCAAAGGGCGTAGCAAGGGAAACGGCTACGACTTTCTTGTGAGTGTTGCGATGGTGCGAAATCGTGAGCTCGCCGATAATATCGAGCGAGACCTTGAAGCCTTTATGGACTACCTGCTAGACGAGTACGACATTCCGAAGAGGAGACGATAATGATCGAGCCCAAGTACATCAGCACCGAGAACATCTTCCATTTCTACCGAGGTGAGATTGTTGACCTCGAGCGGCTGAACGTCCACATGGAGCTTGCGAAGGCTTGTGGTCAGAAGATCACGATGCCCCGTATCTACGTGAACGGTCGTGAGGCGACTATCATTGACGTCCGCAAGCTTCCTAACAGTGCCTGGACGGTCCGGATTCTTGAGAAAGGGAAGACCTACTACCAGAACTTCTACAAGGACGAGAAGCTTCGTTCCGATGGGTACGCCCTACACTCTGCGGGATCTTGTACTGTTCTCTCGGGCGATAAGTTCTGGGAGAAGTTCCACGGACCTCGAGGGGACAAGGCTCCGGCCTACATCTTCGTCAATAACCACAAGTACCGCATGACCTCATTCGCCAGGGTCTTCGGTACCAATGGTATTCTAGTTGCTATCGTGTCCTCATCGAGTACGCAGTACCTTATTCAGGTGTGCGATGAGCTTGGCGGGGAGTTCGTCAAGTTCGGGAACACCTGGTCTATCAACAATGGCAGATCCCTTGAGAAGGTGGAGGTTCTGGATCGATGAATTCTTTGTATAGTAAAGTCCGCATGATCAAAGGACGCAAGTTTCTCAAGCAGGTAGATGATACCCTTAAGTGTGGGAACCGGATGCCTGTTTTGTTCCCTGACGAGCCTGAGCCGGTGGACATCATTCAGTGGCAGGTTCATCCATCGGATAACATCCACAAGAACCTGAAGACGACGTCCTACTTCGTCTCAGGTAAGCCGATGACATTCATCGACGGGTACCAGAGCCCCACTGGTGGTTTTGACGAGTATGCCTTTCGTGATGGTGATGAGTGGCTGTACTTCCACTCGACGAAGAACACCTCTCTCACGACGAAGAAGGGTCTCAACTCCACCCAGCTTCACCTCAACCATGTCCGAAGGATTCAGGTTGACTGAGTGGGCAGTTGGACTCCACCCCTGGGAGCTCTACGAGTTCTCAGATGATGGGCGATGTCGAAACTCTGAGACGGGCCTTGTGAAGAAGCTGACTATGGATACTCGGGGTAGTCTCCGGGTGTCTCTGACAAGTAGCGTTACTCGCAGGAGCTCGTCTCAGAGGTTCCACCGGGTTATGTGGGAGGCTTTCAATGGCCCTCTGCCGCCCAAGAAGGTCCTGGTACCCATTGACGATGACTGGGAGAATCTCACGCTGGACAATTTCGAGATAATTGACTGGCAGACTCTCAAGCAGAGGCAGTGGGCTGAGTACAATGCCGAGCAGGACCGGATCTTCGAGGAGACTCGGAGTGAATTCGACGACTACATCTTCGGCTCATGTGTTGAGTCGGAGCGGGATAGAAAGGCTCGCTTTGGCCGCTGAACGATGGAAGACGATCCCTAACCTCGACGGTAAGTATGAGGTTTCAGATCATGGGCGGGTTCGTAATAAGAACTCCGGTTGCTTCATGACACCACGGTACAGGGATGGCTGTTGCATATATCGTATGGAGAAGCCTAGTACTCGTGGTAGGGGGCGCAAGTCCAACTCAGGAGCTGTTCTGGTATGGACTGCTTTCGTGGGAGAGATCCCTGATGGCTACTATGTCCAGTATAAGGACGGAAACAGACGGAACCTGGCCCTGAATAATCTCTACCTGAAGTCCAACTCCGATTTCCGCAAGGAGGAGTACAAAGAGGGGCGTCTCGGATTTCAGCTCGCGAAGTCTGAGTTCGACAACTGGATCTTCGGATCCTGCACTGAAAACGAAGTAGAAAGGAAGGCACGACTCTAGTGGCTGTGGTGTACCGCCCTGAGCAGATTCAGGCGGTCCGCCAGCTTCGATCCGGCAGTATTCTTGCAGGGGGCGTTGGTTCTGGAAAGACCCTGACCAGTCTGGCGTGGTATCTCACGTCGGTTTGTAACGCCGCCTCGTTCAAGAAAGGGGGGTCCTTGGCTTGTAAGAAGGTCAAGGGCTCCCCTACGCTGTATGTCATCACTACCGCCAAGAAGCGGGACTCCCTTGAGTGGGAGGAAGAAGCCGCACGACTCGGTCTGAGTACCGATCCTGATTGTAGTTTGACGGGCTCTGCCATTGTGGTGGACTCGTGGAACAACATCGGGAAGTACTCGGACCGAGAACATGCGGTATTCTTTTTCGATGAGCAGCGTGCTTCCGGTTCGGGTAGGTGGGCCAAGGAGTTTCTGAAGATAGCCAAGAAAAACATGTGGCTGATGTTATCAGCAACCCCGGGTGACGTCTGGATGGACTACGTTCCGGTGTTTATGGCGCACGGATTCTTCAGGACTCGGACCGAGTTCATGGATGACCATGTCCAGTTTGACCGTTTTGCAAAGTACCCCCGGGTCAAGAAATACCTAGGGATTGCGAAGCTTGAGCGATTGCGCCGGAGTATCCTTGTGGAGATGCCGGTAGAGCGTCATACGACTCGGGTGAGGAAAACTATCCCGTGTGGGTATGATAAGAAGTTGTACGACTGGGTCATGAAGAACCGCATGGACCCTTGGAAGAATGAGCCCCTTCGAGATGCAGGTGGGGTCTGCCGAATCTTGAGAAAGGTAGTCAGCGATAATGACTGGCGTTCAGAGCAAGCCTTCAAATTTCTCTCGACGAATGAGAGAGTCATTGTTTTCTACAACTACGACTATGAGCTCGAGCGAATACTTGCAGTTGCGGACCGCACTGGACATCCTACAGCGCAATGGAATGGACATCGGCATGATGAACTTCCTCGAGGTAGGCGATGGATCTATATCTGTCAGTACACCTCCGCAGCAGAGGGATGGAACTGTACTAGTACCGATACAGTTCTCTTCTGGTCGCTCAATTATTCATGGCGAGTGACCGAGCAGTGTGAGGGAAGGATCGATAGACTCAATACACCATATTCTGAGTTGAAGTACTACTTCCTTGAGAGTGATTCCGGGATCGATAAAGCGGTCCGGAAGTCACTTGGGAGGAAGAAAATCTTCAATGAGAAGGCGTTCGAGAGGAGTTTGCCAGTGTCAAACTGATTGGGGTGGGCCATTTTTTTGGTTAGTGGGCCACTTTTTTGTGTTACAGGTGTGACTAATGTGACTCGAAAATGGGCCTGGGCCAAAAAAGTGGGCCAGGGGTGTTTTGGCGACTTGGACTTTTCCTTGGAATTGCAACGAAAAGTCGGGGTGGGCCATTTTTTGTGAAATACTTTAATTGATTGATTGATTGAGTTTTTAATATATATATCAGTATAGGTTTTTCACGAAAATTTGGCCCACCCCCTTATTCAAGACTATTTGGCCACTTTTGACGAGTCCCAGTAACAAATTTCTCATATTTCACATCCGTAACAAACCCCACCCCGATCAGGAGATATCCTATACCCATTCGAGATTATCGGTGTCCAACTACCATGTGCGAATCCACGCATATAATGATAGGAAGGTATAGATGAAGCCTGCCTTCAATTTCTGACCCACCAGGAGCACACGATGCGTGAGTCACAGTTTCAAGCCCAGCTGATTAAAAAGCTGGGTAAGATGCTTCCCGGATGTATCGTTCTTAAGAACGACCCCAACTACATTCAAGGTATTCCTGATCTCATCGTCCTCTACAAGAATCGATGGGCGGCCCTTGAAGTGAAGCGGGGTAGGCTAGCATCCGTCCGACCTAACCAAGCACACTATGTCCGCGAGATGAACTCCATGTCATACGCGGCCTTCATCTACCCTGAGAATGAGAGCGAGATTCTCGATGAAGTTCAACGATCACTCCGCGCTTAATGGCGCCCATGCATTTCTTTCAGCTAGTAAGTATCACTGGCTAAATTACTCCCCCGACAAGTTGGTCGAGACATTCCGAACAGCGCAGGCCGCGGCTAAGGGAACCCGCCTTCACGAGCTCGCTGCTGAGCATATTCGTTTGAAGATGCGGATGCCGCGAAACAAGGTGACGTTCAACAACTATGTGAACGACGCCATCGGATTTAGGATGGAGCCAGAACAGGTTCTGTTCTACTCGGTCAACTGCTTTGGAACGGCGGATGCTATCTCGTTCGATAAGAACGTATTACGCATTCACGATCTGAAGACGGGGGTCCATCCTGCCAAGCTCGATCAGTTGATGATCTATGCCGCATTGTTCTGTCTCGAGTATGGAGTCAGGCCCGGCGAGATCTCCTACGAGCTTCGGATCTACCAGAACGATGATATTCTCATCGGAAACCCAGAGGGTGACGAAATCGCCCCTATCATGGACAAGATCGTCCAGTTTGACAAGCTGATTGAGAGTGTGAAGGAGGAAGCCTGATGGATCTAGCCCACTACGGCGTAAAGCGTAAGTCTGGGCGTTATCCGTGGGGATCCGGTAAAGACCCCCACCAACATTCAGGAGACTTCCTGTCCACTGTTAAGGAGCTCAAGGCGAAAGGTCTCTCTGAGACTGAGATCGCCAAGGGCTTCGGAATGACTACCACACAGCTTCGAGCCCAGAAGTCTATCGCTAAGAACGAGAAGCGTAAGGCTGATGCTGCAATGGTTGCCCGTCTCAAAGAGAAGGGTATGTCTAACACGGCTATCGGTCGGCGTATGGGTATCAACGAGTCCTCTGTTCGAGCTCTTTTAGACCCCACCCTCAAAGAAAGGGCGGGGAGTACTGAGGCTTTGGCTAAGGTTCTGAAGAAAGAGGTCGGTAAGGACGGATTGGTCGATGTTGGCCTAGGTGTCGAGACAAATCTCGGTGTAACCGGAACTAAGCTCAAGACTGCTACCGCTATGCTTGAAGCAGAAGGCTATCACGTTCATAAAGTGAAGGTTACCCAGGCTACAACTGGCAAACAGACTGAGATGAAGGTCTTGGTACCACCTGGCGTCGACTACAAGACAGTTCTTGCTCGTCGTGGTGAGATTAAGGCTCCTGGCGTTAACGTTGAGGACCGTGGTCGAACCGTATACGGTATTGAGACGCCCACTGCTATTTCTAGCAAGCGCCTCAAGGTTCGTTACGGTAATGAGGGCGGAACCGATATGGATGGAGTTATCGAGCTCCGTCGTAACGTTAAGGACCTCTCCCTCGGTGGCTCGAACTACGCTCAGGTTCGAATCTCGATTGATGGTACCCACTTCCTTAAGGGTATGGCGATGTACTCGGATGATCTCCCTAAGGGATACGATATCCGGTTCAACACCAACAAGAACCCCACCGGAAACAAGCTGGACGCCCTCAAGCCGATGAAGAATGACCCGGCCAACCCATTTGGTGCAGTCATTCGCAAACAGATGCACTATGAAGAGGGCGGCAAGAAGAAACTGAGCGGTATCAACATCGTTAACGATGAAGGTACCTGGGGTGACTGGTCTAAGACTCTTAGCTCCCAGTTTCTTTCAAAGCAGCCAGTCTCTTTGGCTAAACAGCAGCTTCAGAAGGTACGGGATAAACGACAGGCAGAGCTCGATGAGATCATGTCTCTCACAAATCCCGCCGTCAAGAAAAAGCTGCTCCAGTCTTTCGCAGACAGCTGTGACTCAGACGCCGTTGACCTTAAAGCCGCATCTCTTCCAAGACAGGCCAGCCAGGTTATTCTTCCAGTCCCCAAGATGAAGCCTACGGAGGTTTACGCCCCCAACTTCAAACATGGGGAGAAGGTCGTTCTTGTTCGCCACCCTCACGGTGGACGATTCGAGATTCCAGAACTGACAGTCAATAACAAAGACCCCCATGCTAAACGAAGTATCGGGTCTAAAGTTAGAGATGCTATCGGAATTCACCCCAAGGTTGCTGAGAGACTTTCGGGTGCTGACTTTGATGGCGATTCTGTTCTGGTTATCCCGAACAACTCCGGTAAGGTTAAGACATCCCCGGCTCTTAAAGGATTGAAGGATTTCGATCCAAAGCGGATGTATCCTAAGTACAAGGGGATGACTCCCATGTCTAAGGAACGCACCCAGCTTGAGATGGGGAAGATCTCCAATCTTATTACGGACATGACCATTGCTGGTGCCAACCAGTCTGAGATTGCCCGGGCCGTTCGACACTCCATGGTTGTTATTGACGCTCACAAACACGAGCTCAACTACAAACAGTCTGAGGTCGATAATGGAATCGCCGCGCTCAAGAAGAAGTACCAGGGTGGCGCAACTGGTGGAGCTGCATCCCTGATTTCAAGGGCTGGTTCAACAGCCTATCTCCCTGAGAGAAAAGCCCGGTCCGCTTCGAAGGGCGGCCCTATAGACAAGAAGACAGGCCGTAAGGTCTGGGAGGAAACCGGTAGGACTTATAAGAAACCCATCTTCGATAAAGACGACCCCACTAAAGTGGTGGGGTGGAAAGAAGAGCGGTCTATTACTAAGTCCTCCAAGTTGGCCGAGGCTCATGATGCATACTCCCTAGTTTCTAAGAACGGGAGTGCAATTGAGACGGTGTATGCTAACCACTCCAATGCATTGAAGGCCATGGCTAACAATGCAAGGAAGGCTACACTAACAATCCCCTCTGTCAAGAAGAACCCCCAGGCCGCAAAAACCTATGCCCCTGAAGTTTCTTCCCTCAAGGCCAAGATTAACGAGGCCCTACGGAATAAACCCCGGGAGCGTCAGGCCCAGGTCCTGGCTGACGCAGTGGTTAGGGCTAAGAAGCAGGCTGATCCGAGTCTAGCCAAGGACAAAGAACGTATGTCCAAGGTTAAACGCCAGGCCCTGGCAGAAGCCCGGGCTAGAACCGGAGCAGGGAAGAAGCCCTTTGAGGTTACACCTAAGGAATGGAGAGCCATTCAGGAGGGCGCAATCTCTCAAGCTTCCTTGAATAAGGTTCTTGAGCTTGCTGATGAAGGGAACATTAAGGAGCTGGCCACACCAAGGTCACAGCCTAAGGTCTCTGCATCTGCCGCATCAAGAGCTAAGTCAATGTTCAGTAGTGGTAAGACCGCTTCTGAGATTGCTGAAGCTTTGGGTGTTTCAACTTCGACAGTACACCGCATCATTGAGGAAGGGTGAGAATATAATATGACCCCATCCTCTACACTGGGCCTTCAGAAGGAGGTCTATCATGGCTAGGATGTTGAGTACAATTGACAATCCTTACGATCCAAGAACTTCTTGGGACGAATGGTTTGCTTTTGACACCTCCCATGGCTACCATACGTGTGGCCTACTAGCTAGGTTCGTCTCTTCAAGTTCGTTAAGTGAAGAGCTTGAAGATTCTGAAATTGAAAATGCAATTGATCGAATTCTGACTTTTGATGGAACGAACTTCTATCAAGTCTATGAAGTCGACGATTGATTTTCATTTTCAAAAAATCTCTCAGATGGGGGGGAGGGGGAGTCGCAAAAACGCCCCCCCGTCCCTCATCGCCGCCCCCTCCATATTTTCCCCGGCGGGATATTT